GTGATGTTTTGTTTTTGTATAAAAAACCGTTTATCGGTTTCTCGTATTCCGTTTTGTCTCATTGCTTCTGCTCGTATTGTTTGTCGCATTTCGTTTCGTTGTGTTACGTAGCGATGCCCAAGTGTGTTGTTGCACTTAAAGCAAATGCCTCTTAAGTTTTCTAACTCGTGGCCGCCACCTGCATCTACTGGAATGATGTGGTCAACTTGTGTCGAGGGTTGCCGATTGCAGACGGTGCAGGTTGGCTGTTCGCGTAGTACGACTGGTCGGTTGCGCTGGTAATCAGCGTGATCGTGTGCTCTGCTCATAATGCACTAGCGCGCGCTATCGCGCTTGCTCTCAGTTTGTGAACGCTAACCATGTTGTCAACCTTATGTCTGTTGTTTGTTTGTGGTATGTCAATCTATGTTGTGTGTAAGACCTATTGCGCTAAGCCCCCCGTCGTCTGCCTTCACTCGACACCCTAACTCTTTAACGCAATTTGCTTGACCACGTGTTACCACGTGCGTCACCGACCCACGCTCTCCGTGTGTTACCTCACACGATTGCACTCGTGCGGGTCATGCCCGTAATTAGTTTTCTACTTGTCTTTGTTGCTTTGCCTATAAATACGTTCGGCATAGTTTTTGGCTGCCCAACGCAAATGCTTTTCTACATCATCTTTGCCTAAGAAATCGGTCATTGCCATGACCATGCTCAACGCCTGCATTATCTGCTTAAGTTGTTCAACGTCTGTCATTGTGGCTCACCTAGTTTCAGCGCGTCAATCACTCGACTAACATCACGCTTAGTTAGATCGCCTGTTGTGTTTATCTGACGGCCAAGCACGTTACTGCAATACTCTTTGAGTTTGTCTTGAGCAATGTTCTGCCCGTTAGCCAGCGCTCGCATCATGCCCAACTGCTTAGGCGTTGCATACTCCTGTACTGGTGCGTCGGCGAATGGCATCTCAACGTCGTGCATAGGTACAACTGGCGCTAGACGGCCTGTAGGTTGCCTTGATTGCGCTGCTTGCACCTCGTCGCGCGACGCTATTGACTTGTTAGCCCCAATCCCCATCATGGCGAGCCCACGGCCAATGGCGCTCGTGTACCCTACTTCGCTCTCACTCGACTTAGTAAACGATGTTTTGCCCGGATATATCTCACACGCCGACGCAATAACTGGTATCAAGTCTTCAGGGCTACGCCAAATAGTTACAACGCATCTAATAAAACAACTTTTGTCAGGCATCTCAATTACTTCGCGATGTGTTTCTTGTATGCGTAATTCAGGCCAACGTTCAAACGCCATTTTTAAACGTGTCGCTACGTCAACGTAGTTGTCCATAAAGCCGGTCATAGTGATTGCCATATTGTTAGGCGTTGCGCGTGATCGTGTTCGCCGCCACGTTCAGCAAACGTGATCTCGCCCGTGTTCTTTATTACGCCGTTACGTTGCGCTACCAGTAGTCGAGCGGTCATGCCTTTAGTAACTGGAAATGTAACGCCCAACTCGTACCAAACTTGGTCGGCTGTAAAGCGTGGCAACATGCGCGCCATTTTGCGTATCGCCGCATCAACGCGATCTTGTTGCTCGGGTGTCCATTTGGCGTTTGCGCTGGCTTGGCTTTCGGCCATTGCGATACGCATACGGTTTTTGTCGTGTTTAGTTAGCACGATGCACCATGTTTTCTAAACGCTGTATTTCTACTTCGTTTTCGTTCAAGCGCAATTGCTTGATACCAATTTCGATATCGCGCTCTTTAACGCGTTCGTGCAAATCGTTGATGATGCTCAACAAATATTTTATTTCAATACGTGTTTGGTTTAGCACGTCGATTAACTCGCCGTCATCTAAAACATTGCGATCGTCAATCTCGTGTTGTATTTTTCGTAACGTGCTACGCGCCGCCAACTCCCAAGGGTTGTATATCGGCACTTTGTTTTGTGTGATGTCGTTCATCACTTGCATTAGTGCTTTGAATTGTGGATCAGTTCTCGGGTCGATGTTCTCGGTCATCTCTTGCCTTTCGTTTGTTGGTGACTGACATTATCAGGTAGGTGTACGCCGTCAAGACTGACGCTAAAAACAAATGTTTTAAAGTGACCATGCACGCCACCCATTCGAATACCTAAAGATTGCTAATGCGCTACGCAAATTGTCCTCTAAGTCAAACAGGTCATCGCACGTGCGTAATAGGCCGTATGCCTGCAAATAGCCGTTGGCGTAATACGACGACGGTTTGCACCAAAAGTAGTTAATCTGCATCACGCCCGCTGAGCCGCCGTTTGGGTCGGTCGGGTTAAACGCGGCAGGGTTGCACCGGCTTTCACGGTAGGCGATTGCAACCAATTGCGTCAGGTCTTGTTCTGCCCAGCCAACGTGTCGAGCCATGTCAAACACGGTCTGACACGCATCAGGTTGCGTTATAGGCGTAGTTACGGGCACGGTGCTAGTAGTGCTAGGTATGTCAACTGGTCGGCCGTAGCCCTCAAATACCTCGGGTTGTCTAACTGCTAGATCGTCGGCTGTGGGTGCAGGCGGCGGTGTCAAAATAAATATTGACGTGACGCTAATAAATAGCGATATTGCAAGTTTGCTGATGAGTGTCATAGTGACCTACTTTCTCGGTAGGTGACCAGCCTAAACAGGTTTTGTTGCCTCTGTCGGTGATACCCCAAAAACGGCTTGCCAGCGCTGTTTTGCGATGATCGGGTCATTGGCGACGTGTGGGTCAATTTCCACGTGGTACCAATCGCCAATCTCTACGCTAGGTAGTGGTTGCCATGTGCCACGATCGCATTTCCATGACCGTTGCATTGCGTAATCAATCACAAGTTGTATGCCTAAATGGTCGGCGTTTTCTAAACACTTAACGATAAACGCTAGTGACGCTTTGCGGCCGTCTGCCTTGCCAAGCTTCTTTTGATTTAGCCAACGGTATGACAAGTCCATTGCCAGCCCTCGAGCATGATTGCTGATCGTGCCAGGTCTGTTGCGAATATCGCGATGCACAAATGTGCCGTTATTCCACAAACTGCCACCGCTATGCAAACATGCAAGTCGAGCCCATTCTGCAGTCCCAGCCAACGCAGACTTTACAACTGGTTGTTGTGTAACTATGTAAGCGCGGTTAGCCATTTTATTTAGTTTGTTTTTTTATGCCGTTAGACGCAACGATGCCTGACAATGTGCCAGTCAAAAACACGACAATAGTTGACATTAAATCTATAAACGCTGCATCGTTTGGTGCTTGTTTTTCAGGTTGCGACACAAACAACAGGCCGTAGGTCATGCCTAAAACTATGGTGCTAAAAACTATGGCCAGCAATACGCCGACGGTGACGATCATGCGCGCGTGTAGTTCGTCTGACGTGTATCTGTGTCGAGTCATGGTGTTATGCCGCATCGGTCAGGCACGTTGCAGTTATCTAGCGTCATGTTTTTGACTCGTGACTTAACCGTGATTGTGTTGTCGCGTGTACTTTCGCAAGCGGTAAGCATAAGTATTAGCGCAAATAGCCCGTATCGCATTGCATTACGGTTCGTCAACTGGTTCAACAAATGGCGCTGTAAAATCTTGTGTGTCGTAACTGTATGCGTACCCGATACCTGCGTAGGTTTTGTCGTCGCGGTCTATCCAAGTTTGCACGCACGGCGCACCCACAAAATTTGTGTACCAATCGCCCGTAGGTATGCCTTCAATAGTTGCGTCGTCAACGCCTGTAATAACTTGTGTTACAACATTGTTTGTGTCTAGTTCTGCCCAATATGTAGCCATTATGCCCAACTTACATTGCCTGTGCCAGCTGTAATAGTTGTAACTTTTTTTGACCCAACTGTTGCTGTTGTGCCTGTTAGACCGCCGCCGATTGTTATTGTGAACGCGTTTGAATAACTGAGAATTACTATTCCGCTTCCACCCGCAACACCGTTTGTGCTAAATCCTGAACCGCCTGCACCGCCGCCTGTGTTTACTGTGCCTGCTGTGCCTGTGCCTGTTGACCCTGCGCCGCCGCCGCCGCTTCCGCCGCTACCGTTTGCGCCACCAGACCCAACGCCGCCGCCGCCGCCGCCACGAGTTACCGAAGTGCCTGTGATTGACGACGCTATACCGTTACCACCGTTGCCGCCGACAGTTGGCGTTGCCGCAACGCCAGCAACACCCGCACCACCGCCGCCGCCTGATGCATAATTTGCTGAACCTGCACCACCATTAAAACCTTGTACGGGTGACGCTGTTCGAGTGCCTGCTGTCGGTGCAAAACCGCCTGCACCTGCACCACCACCCGATGATCCACCATCACCGCCATTATTGTTTGTGCTACCGCCACCACCGCCACCGCCTGTAGAAGTAAACGTATTAAAAACACTATTTGACCCAGCCGTGCCACGATTACTAACGCCGCCTGCACCACCACCGCCAACCGTGACCGTATAATTCGTAGATAATGCTGCAGTAAAAGTCGATTCAGCCGAACCGCCGCCGCCCGTGTTTTCACCTTGCACCGATGACCGATAACCGCCCGCACCACCGCCGCCGCCTTGAAAACTACCGCTACCGCCGCCCGACCCGCCGCCGCCCGCAATAACTAAATATTCAATAATATTTTCGGCTGCCGCGCCTACGCCTGCAAAAATTTGCATAACTTATGCCACTAAATTGCCGACAACTACCCAAGTATCTGTAGCAATTTTTGCACAAGTCGCAACCGCGTATTGACCGTTAGTTTTAAGTTTTGTACCGTTGCTACGCAAAGTAACGCCAGCGCCTGCCGTAATAGTTACAACACCTACGCCAAGTTGCATAATGTTTATTTGTGTACCAATACCGTAAGCCACACTCGAGTTAGGTGGAATAGTTAAAGCAATAGAAGCAGCGTTATCTGCAGTAATTAGTTTGCCGTCGTCAGTTAAAACTGTTGTGTAAGTTGTGCCAGTTTGCGCGTTTATTGCAATCATCGCTGTGGCAACTGCATCCATTTCGGCTGCTGTTAAAACTTGGCCTGCTGTAAAATCTTGTCTTGTTGCCATATTTTCCTACTTTATCCTAAAGCGTTATCCGCGTTGATGATACCGAACGTTAAATCGTCGAGTATTAACTCGTACACGACGATGGTTGGCGACGTGTAGTAAGTGACGCTATGCCCAGTATTGACGCTGATCGTATGCTCAATGCCCTCAACTGCCAGTTCTTGTGCCAATTGCGTCGTTGTTACGCCTGATGTAAACGACTTCTCAATTGTGATCGTGTCGCCTACGTCAATGACGGCCACCGTGTCACGTTGCGCGTTAGTCAACAATGCAAACGACGTTGCTAGTGACGTGTACCGTGCCTCAGGTTCAGGGTCAAGCAAATAAACCGCCAAGTCAAGTGCAGCGCTGTCGTTATGCAAAAGACTGTTAGTAATGCTGTAAGTCTGCACAAAATATTTTGTTTGACTACCAGCGTCGTCAGCGACCTGCGGATTGTTACTGCCAAGTATTTGTACGACTGCCCTATTAGTCACCTGATCGGCTTCAAAAGTTATGCCAATTCCGTTAAATGGAATTTCTGTGCCGTCATCATGAAAATCTGCAACGGCTGGAGTCAGCGTTGTGCCTAGTCGAGCGTCAAACACTAGATCGCCGTCACGCGACATAAACAGGCGACCTTGTTCAGCCTCGTTTACGTTAGACAAATAGCCCAGCACGTTTGTGCCTTGAGCAACCGTGAACGCCGCTGCACCGCCAAGTGTCTGTGTGCCTGTAGCAATGTCACGCGTCAATGCTGGGAACGCAACCTCAGGCCGATCTAATACCGCCGTGACTCGAGCGCTTGACAATTCTTCGCTGACGTTAAATTCGTCTAAATATGTTTGTGCCAGCAAATAAAAATCGTCTGCACAAAACACGGTTACGGTGTCAAGACCGCCAAGTGCAAAGTTGTAGTCATAATTTACGATCACGCCGACAAACAAATATTCTTTAACGTTTAGCGAGCTGTAACGCGACAAGCGCACTCGACGCATAGGTGCAAGACCTGGTTGCGCTTGCGGTGTGTCGTAGTACGGCGAATTAGTGTCAAACGGGTTAAAAATACCTGCCGTGTCAAGCATATTAAACGACATTGTGCCAGCACTAAATTGGTCGCCTTGATCGCGTCGCCCACGTTTAACCGTGATGCTGTTTACACCGTCAAGCACACTTGCAAAATCTGTCGTACCGTCAAGCACATATTGAGTGTTATTAAGTACGCCAGCCGTTGCGTCGTCAAGTAAAAATGCGTCTTGAATAAAACCTGTGTCAATCTCTAAGTCATAGTTGCCACTAGCGACAACGGCTGTACCTGCCATTACGACGCAATCTGTAAGTCGAGTGGCCCGTTAGTGCGCTGGTAGGCCAACAAACTGTTTAACACGCTTTGCCCAATCTCGGCGCTAGTTGACATACCGCCAGTCACGTTTATTGTTACGCCACCGTTACTACGAGCTGCAATGCGTTCAGCGTTGCCTGACGTTGTTAAAGCGCCTTGTATAGTCACAAGATCGTTTGGGCTACCAATACCGCCACCACCGCCACCTGTACCGCCGCCCGCACCGCCGCCACCGCTACCGCCGCCGCCACCAATAAGCGTTGGGGGCAAACTAGGCATACTTGGCAACGCAGGCGTAATACTGCCCGTGCCACCTTCTCGAGCCGCGCCACCGCTAGTTGCCGCGCCCGAGCCACCAATACGACCCAAATTAATTGTTGACAACGGGTCAATATCTGTAAACGGGTTAATTAAATTCATGCCACGAATAATTAAGTTAATTGCACCAATAAACGAATTAGCCATTAACTCAAAACCTGCAATCAAACCGTTTATAACAAAATTTACGCCGTTGCGAAATGTCTCAAATTTTGTGTACGCAACTGCAAGACCAGTAACAAGCGCGGCAATGCCGAGCGCAATTAACGTAAACGGGTTAGCGGCCATAGCAAAATTAACTGCCAAAATCGCTGTTGCAATAGCGCTAATTGTGCCAGCAATAAACAAAAATGCTTTAGGATTTTTTTGCGCCCAATCAGCCATGCTCTGCAAATACGGCAACACTTTTTGCAACACAGGCAACAAACCTGCACCAATGCTCTCTTGTGTCTCAGCCAAACTATTTTTTAATATCTTAAATTGACCTGCAGCGGTATTTGCAGATTTTGCGGCCGCGCCACCAAAGTTGTCGTTTAATGCCAGCATTACCGTGTCGAGTGACGCACCGTCTTTAATCATGCCTTTCATTTCAGGCGACAACGCTGCAAGACCTTTCATGTTGCCTGCATAGGCTTTGGCAAGCGCGTCGCTTACCGTTGCAAGATTGTTGCCAGTCGCAGCCGAAATATCTTGTGCAAGCGATAGCGCGTCAGTAGCCTCGCCAACATTTTTTGTACCGACAAGCAATGCACTAAAGGCTGGCCGTAATTCGCTGTCAGCCGTACCAGTCGCCCTCGACATAGCCGAGATCATGTCCTCAGTTGCCGCAACAGTTGCATCAGTAGCGCCGACAACGTTTTGCATCGTGTTAGCCAAGATTGCTTGTTGCTGTTCGTCCTCGGCTGCCGCTTTAGCCGCCAAGCCAAGCGCACCCGCAACCGCCGTAATCGCAGCCGCCGCAGGTACAGCCGCCTTGCGAATAGCAAACTGTGCCTTCTCGCCAACAGTCTCTAATTGTTTAAATTCTTTAATTGCTTTGTCAATGCCTTTGCCGTCAAACTCAGAGACAATCGGAATACTTAAAGCCATTACAGACCTGCCTGCACAACGCGCATAGTTTTAGCAATCATTTTTGTCATCTCAGCTTCAATACCGCGACGCGCTTTATAGACCGCTGGGCCAAGTAGTCGAGTGCGACCAGCGCTAACAAAACCTAATGCGTTACCTAACCTGTTTGAATTAGCGCGACCAGCCGTTTCAAAGATTGCGGCCGCTGGGTCTTTTTGCTCAATAAGAATTACGCCGACCGCATTGCGTCGAGTGTCAAAACGCATACGCACTCCGTTAATTGCTTTTGCTGTTGTAAACGGAAACAATTTGCGATCACGTTGCACCCAGTTGTAGCGCATACCCGATAGCGGTAATTCTTTGTACACGGCTTTGCCTGCCTGTATTGCTGGCTGGGCTATTGCGGTTGCGTCTGCCTTAAAATCTTTTTGCAACTGCGGGTCAATTTTACGCAAAGAGTTAATCGTCTGTTTGACCCCGACGATCTCAATAGTTGTTGATGCTGGCATTGCGCTACCTCTTTTGCTTATTCAATAGCGTAATCACCGTTATCAGGTCGCGCGTGTCAAACTCGATTGTCGTAGGCCAATACCCTG